TGACGCAAACAATGAAATTTTTTATGCTCTATTCCTGCCGCTTTTAGAGTGGCTTTCCATATTCTTTCGATGTTGCGTGGGGCATAAGGTGTACGATTTAAAGTATGAAAAACATAACCCTGTAATTCTATTACTTTATCGCTTTGTCGGAGGCTGTTTAAAGCTGACATGACTTCTTCTGGAACAATGATGCTTCGGTTGCCTGCGGGTGTTTTTGGTGGCATATCAATGAGCTTGCCGGAAATTTCTTGCAGACTATTATTTATAATTATCCGATTGTTCGTTACACAAGGCCATTTAAGACCAAGAATTTCCCCTAACCGTGCTCCGGTCGTTATAGCTAATAACATCATAGGATAATATTTTCTTAGTCTAAGATTTGTCGACTTCGATTGAAGAGTGTTTAGAATTTGTTGTATGTCTTGTTGGCTAAAAATAACGATTTCAGTTTTTTCCACTCGAGGAGCTGCAATTGCAAGCATGATATTTTTGTTGATTAAATCCAAAATGTGAGCTTTGGTTATGGCAGCTTTGAGCAGTTTATGTAATTTGTTTTTAGCATTACTGCTTAATATAGAATCATTATAAAATTGCTGCACTGAATGAGCTGTTAAATGCTGCAGCCTTATATTAGCTAAAGGCATTAAATAATTCATAGTTTGCTTATATCTTAGTACAGTTTTGGGGCGAACATTCGGCGCAATGTAAGTTTTTAACCATTCGATTAGCCATTCACCCACCGTTATATCTGATGGCGGTATGTAGCTGCCTTTAAATATTTCTGATTTAGTGGTAGATAACCATGTAATTGCGTCATCAGGGTTATCGAACCTTTTTACGATCCTTTTGCCGTTTGGATCTGTAATTGCTGCTCTATATTTGTCCCTGGCGTTTTCATAATTAATAGAACCTTCGCCGTTAATTCTCTTTCGGGCCATAAAAAATCAGCTCCTAACTGTAATTTGAGTATGCAGTAGCAGAGCTGATGTGCTATAATATTTATAGTAATCAGCTCGCTGTAGGGGTGGGCGTTACTTGACCGTTTCGGAGTTCCAGTCCGAGGCGGTCTTTTTTATTTATAATCCGTCAACTTCTATTCCTTCAACCTTCCAATCTTTGTTGAAATCAACCCTAAATTTACTTTTTACCATTGAGTTAAAACTGTTTTTTGCATCAACATAACCGACAACACTAATTATATTATTAGATTTAGATACCCAATAGGAACCCGGGAACTTAGCTGATGCTGGATCTTTTAAAATCTTCTTAACTTCGCGTTCTGCATAATTCATAGCTGTATGTTTTTCGCTATTGGTTAAATTACCGCTGGATATATTGCTTAATACTTTTCCGTTTTCATATAATGTAACATTTTTATAAACTATTTTGGTTATTTCCTTTGCTTCGTTTCCATATGCAACGGCTATGGCTTTTCCTAAAAGTGGGGACTCTATCATATAGCCCATGCTTGGTGTTCCGTCGATCTTGGTTAAATCATTAATACCAACCGAAAGTAGTATGGCATCAACTTTTTTTGCGGTGTCATCATCAATACCCATACCGCTTTTTATTGCTTGAGTATTGTCTTTGCTTAAGGTTTTTGGAGCAGGTGCTTTTTGTTCCAATTTACTTTCTTTTTGTTGGCTCGCAGTTGTATTCCCACTGCCGCCACACCCCGAAAAACTAAATATAGCTAAACATAAAAATAATATAAATAAAGTCTTTTTCATCATAAACACATCCTCTATTGTAATTAAATTAGCATAATGCTAACCAAAAAGTTAAAAAAATAAAACTACCTGTGCCTAAATAATTCAATTTCATCAACTTTATAGTGCCCCTCAAAGTCATTATTTACAATATGCTCCTGCTCATGCAGGAGCGTTTTTTTATTTGTTTCAAAAGAATGTCGTGAATTTAAAACACATATTTTGTCGCCATCCGCATTTACCACACAATAGCCGCCAATTTTACAGGGCAGATTGGCAAGAACCACCCTAGATACCATAATAATCACCTCTAGTCTACATCATGTTCTTCTTCTTTTTTCATTCTACCAATTATTTCTGCTGCAAGTTTTAAATCATCAGCAGAAACATTTCTTGCTGCATCAAATAATATTCTCATACCAGGATTATCATAAAGCTCTTGCGCCATTTTTGCAGCTTCAGGGTCAAGGTAATAGCCGTCTTGTGGCACAGTGTTTTCTTCTAATAGAGCCTCTGTCGGAACAGAAAGAGCAACAGCAATAGCCGTTAGCGTGGCTATACTTGGGTTATAGGCATTTCTTTCAAGTCCAGCGATATAAGACCGAGAAAGATTTGTAAGTTTTGCCAGCTCTAATTGCGTTAAGTCCTTGCAGTTTCGATATTTTTTTATCTTTTGTCCAATACTGTCAGCCATAACAAGTCCCCTCTTTCGTCTAGTATTTCTGACTTATTTAAATTTTAACACAAAAATGTCAGAAATACTATTGACGCAATGTTGGCAATACAGTACAATATAAAATATAGAAAGGAGATGGCATATGAAAGAAGATATTGGCAAAATTATTAAAGAAAAACGTTTGCTGTTAAATCTAACTCAGCAAGAACTTGCCGAAAGAGCAGATATAAGTCGTTCTTATCTAGTTGAGATTGAAAAGGGCGTATATAATATAAGCTCTGAAACATTGATAAAATTGGCGAGTGTTTTAGATGTTGACTTAAATTTTTTTAAAACTTCGTGACAGAAATACAGTACATCTGGCAAACAGAAAGGAGCTTAAAGATGGAAACCAAACAACAAAAAGCCGTCAAAGATATTACGAGTATCCTCAACGGCTTTACTGCATCAGAGATTCAAGAAGTTTTGTTTAGCGTAAATGAAGAATGCAGTGCTAATTATGTGCTTGTGTTAGATGAGAAAGTAGCTTCAGGAGATTCTTGTCTGTCCTGATAACACGGCATTCCTTGAAATCCACATCATAGAATGCACATGATAAACATGGTGACGGTATAGCATTAATATTAATACTATTGCAAGGGCAAATGCGTTTCATTCTATAGTCTGACACAATAATCACCTCCTTCCTGAATACATTATATCAGGTTTGGACTAAACAGAAAGGAGCTTAAATAATGAATAACTTGATCAGTGTACAAGTAAATGAAAATCAGGAACAGACCATTAGCGGCAGAGAACTGCATATGTTTTTGGGAGTAGAAACTCCATATAAAAAATGGTTTGACCGTATGTGTGAGTATGGCTTTGAAGAAAACAGAGATTATTTAGTGACAGACATTTTTGTCCCTAACTCAAATGGCGGGAAACAAAATCAAGTTGAACATATCTTAAAACTCGATATGGCTAAAGAGTTATGTATGCTGGCTAGAAACGAAAAAGGGAAACAAGCAAGACACTACTTTCTTGAGGTAGAGCGTGATTGGAACAGTCCCGAAAAAGTAATGGCTAGAGCCTTGGTAATTGCCGGCAAACAGATTGACACACTGAAGCTAGAAAATACGATGCAACAACAAGTAATCGCTGAATTCAAGCCTATAAAAGAATATGTAGATACAATCTTATCGAGTGAAGACACTGTAACAATCACACAAATTGCTGCCGACTATGGTTTAAGCGCGAAGGCTTTGAATAAAATTCTTAATGAACAAGGTTTAATCCGTAAAGTAGGTGGGCAATGGGTACTGTATAGCAGTCATATGCAAAAAGGATATACAAGATCTGAAACGATAGATGTAGCTCGTGCTGATGGCAGTGTCAAAGTTGTAATGAATACCAAGTGGACACAAAAAGGTAGGTTAAAAATTCATGAACTGCTTACAGCAATTGGTATTGTTGTCAACATGGATAAAACAGAGGCAGCGTAGTAAACAGAAAGGAGCTTAAAGATGGAACTGACAGAAAAAGACTTGGAGTTACTACGGGAATTGAAACGTTTTTCGCTATTTGAAGCAGGATATATACAAACCGGTTTTAATAAGCCGAACCCTTTGAGACCATTATCGCCAGTAGCACAGCGTATCATTGACGCGATTAAAAAAGAAAAAGGGCTAACATATGTTGGAGCATATGCCGCCCTAGAGTTAGTTTATAACTATTTGAAGTTTGAATCTAATTTTGTTGCTCTTCCAAAAGGATAGAGACTACTTCATAAGTTTTTTCTTCGTCTAATGCGTAGAAGTCAAGTTTAGGCATTTGCTGATTGTAGAAAACTGGAGAATAAAGAAAAGGTGTTAAATTTTCTTTAAACTTAGATGCTAATTCTTCAAAAAGTTGGTCTGAAATTTTGTGGAAAAAGTAAGCGGGATTTAGCAATTTGCTTAAAGTATTTTGATCATATTCGCCATAAGCAGAAATTTCAAAAAACTCTCCTATTTTACGATAATTAACTAACTCAACTTTTTGGAGATAGCCTTTATTCAATGGGTCATAGCTTGTTAAATAGGAGTATCCATTTTGGTAATCAAAAAAACTTCCCGAAATAATAAAATCTTTGTCCTTAAACAATATCTTTGGTATTAATTTTTTGGTTTTATAGTTGGCTGCAAGATAATTTAATAAAGCGTCCAAAAATTGTAACTGGCTAAATGTGTAGTGTTTCATCATAATAATCACCTCCTTTCAAGGTGATTATACCACAGTTAACATTCTACAAAACCAAAAGCGAGGTGAAATATAATGCTGGAAGTTATGACGGCAAAAAATTACGCAAAGCGTACCGGCTATCCGTTGGACTCAATCAGGCGTATGTGCAGGGTTGGAGAGTTACCATGTGATAAGCAAGGCAGTGTATATCTAATTGATGTAGGTGCTGCAGACGCAATTATTAAGGAGCGTATGGCTATGGCGCAGGCAGAGAAAGAAAGTTTGCGACAAGCAAAGCAGCGGCGTAGTCGTGTCAGAACCCGATCCTATGGGAACGGTCAAGGATTTGATTTTGTAGCAGCTTTGAAAGCTTTATAGGTGATAGAAGATGTCTATAGCTCATAACTTTAATCACTTTCTGGTAGGAAGAAAAAATCGAAGTCGACTAAACGTAAAAAGAAGCAACGATTAAATACTAAACATTGTAATAAATATGAGAAAGGACGGTAGAAAAAATGGAAGATATTTACATAGCATACTTGGCAGTGGTTGATATAACAACAGATGTACTTGATAGTGTAGCAAGATATCCGGCGATGTGGTTACTGACGATTGTTGCGGCTGTTGGGGGTTTTTGGCCTCCCATATAAAAAAAACCGCCACCACCTGCGCCGGGGAGTTTGTATCCTAGGGTATAATCTTTGATTTTCTCGATA